GCGCGGTCAGTCACGGCGCGGTCAGTCACGGCGCGGTCAGTCACGGCGCGGTCAGTCACGGCGCGGCCCCGGCAACTTCTTCAACGTCTTGATGTTCTCCTCGCGCACGCGCTTGACGAACGCATCCAGCACCCGGTGTCCCAAATCCAAGTCGCCGCCGCCGCACTCGCGCACTGCGTCCGGATGCACGACGTACTCACCGCCCGCCGCCACGATGGGCACGCCGGGATCATCGCCGGAGGCGTTACCGCCCCGCGCCATGCCACCGCCCCGCGCCATACCGTAGGGTCCCCCTTCGTGGTTGTAGGGCTGCGCGCCGCCGCCGCGCGGGACACCCCCAAAAACGCGCCGCGCGTGGGCGAAGCCGGCCATGGTGTTGCCTTCGGCGCCGGGTGCGCCGCTGATCACATCGGCGGGTAACACGTACGAGCCACTGGGCACGTGAATCGGCAAATGGTCGGTACGACCCGCAACGCTTGAATGAATCGCCCCGGTGTGCAAATGGCGCTGAAATTTGAACGCGCGGGGAGGGTGGATTTTTTTGGGGCGCAGATGCGGCACGTGAAGCAGGTTCAATCCCCCACTTTCGCGCGCGATGCGAAGTGCCTTGTCAATGCTCACGAGTAATCCATGCTCACGAGTAACTCACTGTAACTTTCTGCCCAGCGCCGGGCACAACCATGAGCCCGAGGTTGTACGGCATGTTAGCAACAAACGCGGGTCCGCCGCTATTTTCAATGGGATAGAGCGGTTTTGTCGTGTTGGTTGTCGAAACGCTGTCATAAACCATCCCCGTAGCGCTACCCGCATCAATCAGGACGATCTGCGCAAGGCGTCCCGTCCCTGTCTTGACCACCGTCGGGGTTGTAATGCCGCAGGCATTGGTCTGTCCTTGCACGTTCAGATAGCCGTTCGAGGCGGTGGCGACGGCCGTGACCAAATTCTTGATCGCCGTCAGAATGTCCGATAGCGAACCGCCGGCCGGCGCTGCGGGCTGCTGGGTCGGCTGGCTGACCATCAAATCTTCCCGTCCGGCGCGAACCGATACCGCAACAGCCCGATGCGCCAGAACGTGCCCTGATCGCTAGAGGCGATGCGGATGGACACCAATCGGCCGCGAAAGCGCGTGTAGAAATACTCGGTCGATTGCGTCACCGAATAGGGGCCGTACACGGTCGGCGTGTCGCCTGGATAATCCACCACGTAAAAGGATATTTGCACCGTCGCCGAATTGGTGGCGTTGTAGGTGCCCCATTTCATGTCGGGCCATACCCAGTCGACGAAGGTCTTCCAGTCGCCCTCCGACAGCGCAAAATAGCCCGTCTGAAAGTACGGCATCATGGCTTGACCCGCCGCGTCGTTCGATGTCTCGTGCTGGTACAGATAGAGCGTCGTCGGATCGGCGCCGATGGGCGGTCCCAGCACCGATTGATCCACCCAAGCGGTACGCCCCAGCGAGCCGTAATCCCACAGGTTCAGCTGCACGTTGAATTTGACGTAGGAGTCGATTTCTCCGTCCCCACTCGCTGACGGGTAGTACCAGCCAATCTCGCCGAAGCGCGAATTGACGGCCACGCGGATTTTGCTGGTATTCGGTACGCCGGTCGCGGGGTCTATGGCGGTGTTCATGTTCTGGAACACCACGTCCCACACCGAACACGGCACCGGCTGCACGCCGTAGGAGCTTAGACTGAAGAATTGCGATGCGCCCATCCAATAGTAGATTCCATTAAAGGACGCCGCCGCCTTGCGCGCAATGAGCCCGCAGCCGGTGCCGATCTCGTTGAACGAATACACGTACGGGGGTCCGATGTACTGCATGCTCCAGCAGTCGATGTCGGTCCAGATGATGGCTTGCTGCGGACCTTGCAAACAGCCGACGATGCGCGAGCCCTTCGGGATGCGGTAGGAACCGGCTTGGTTCGTGACCAGCGCAATCCACTGGTTGTAGTTCCCGACATCGCACCAGTTCACGAGCAACGGGTCTTGGATGCCGGTCTGCGTCGAGCCCCACGCGACGATTTGCCGCTGCGGCATGGCAACGAAAATGCCGTCGTTGACCGGCGGTGCCGCCGTGATGATGGTCGCCTCCGACGCCGTCTCGCTCCACTGGTAAATGGGCTGAAATTGGGTGCCGTCAGCGGGCGCCATCCGATCAGGGCAAGCGATCAGGGTTTCTCCCCAGTTATCCAGGGTCCAGTCAATTGCATCGATCGGCGTGCCCGCCGACGGCGTGATGGGCGTCCCGCTGCCGTAACCTCCTACCCCATAGCCGCCCACCCCGTAGCCCGTGCCCGCCGGGAGCGCGCCTTGGCCAAAGCTGTACACAAAGCGCGCGAGACCGCCGTTGAGCGTCCCGGTGGCTGCGGAGGTCGCAGGCGTGTCGGCCAAAATCGTGAAGTCGTTGGCGTCCACCAGCGACTGCACGATGTAATTGCCATAGAACGTGATACCGCCCACGGTCGTGGGAACGAGCACGGGAAAGGTGTCGCCCACCGCATAGGTGAATGCGGGCAAATTGACGGTGACGGTGATGGAATTGAGCGTGGTCGTAAACGAGGGCAGCACGGGCGATGAGGACGTGCTGGTCGCAGGTTCCAAGCTGCCCAAGATATTGGTGGAAAACACCGTGTAGGTGTCGGCGCTCAAAAAGCCGTCCGGATCGCACGCATACAGCCCAAAAAGCACGATGCCGCCGATGGCTATCTGCGTCGCGATATACACCGAGTTGTAGAACGTGATCCCCGTCGTGGTCGTGTCCGTGATTTGAATGGATGCACTGTCCGCCGTGGACGACACCACCGGAGTGATGTTATCGGTCACGGATGTCGGCGTGATATCCGAGAGCGCGCCATTGGTGATGACCGCGAGTTGCGCCGCGCCATTGGTGCCGGTCTCGGTGCCCACCGCGAGATGCGCCTCAACGTCGAGGTCCTCCCACGCCCAGAGCGCGCGCACGGTGTTGACCATCGGGTAAGATACGAAATTCTGCCAGCCGCCGAGCTTCTGAACGAGCGAAATGCCGTTCGGATCGTAGAAAAACCGAATCAGGTTCGACTCGGAAATCCCCGAATTCTCATTGAGCGCGGGCGTCTCGTTGGTGTTGACCGAACCGACCAGTTTGAGTGCAGCGTGCGGCATACATTACCGCGTCGGCGTCGCGGCCGTGGGGGTCGAGTACGAGGACCAGCCGCTGCCTTGCTGTTTGCGGCGGTTCTCCTCGGGGATCGCCCCCAGGCGCAACGCTTGATATTGCTTCTCGTAGGTCATGCCCATTTGCGCATCGTCGGACGTTGCGGAGAAGTTCCGCTGATACGCCGACACGTAGATCATGCTCGCCATCAGCAACAAATCCGGGAACCATTGCGAGATGTACGTGTACGTCGTATCCGCAATGCCCGCTTGCGCGTACGTGTAGAGCGACGGCGCGCGCGTGGACCCGGTGACTTGAAGCGTCGCCGGATAACTCGGCGTCGGACCCAGCAAAATGTTCGTGTACGTGTCCTCATCGGTCGAGAAGTTATCGCCGTACATCGCGTAATATTCTGGAACGCCCGCGTTCGACAAGCCGCCGTAGCAATTTTGGATGAATTCCTTGGACGCGGCGACCAATGGCTGCGTGTTGACGACTTGCGTGCCGCCGACGCCGCCCAACTGCACGATGGCGAGCGTCTGCACGGTCAGAAAATCGTTCACGGGGATCGCAAACACGTTGACGCCCGCCGTCAGTGTGTACGTGTTCGACGTCCACGAGGACAGCATGTCCAAGTCGCGCTGAATGCGAAGTTCCGCGTAGTTCAAAATCATCGGCGTCGCGGACGCCAGATTCGTGTCCGTGAACGCATACACGCCCGACGTCTCGACGGTGCTCACGGGCACCATCAGGCCCAGCTGCTGGATGTAGCCGTTGTAGCTCAGGGCGTTGGTGGGGGAGGCGCTCATGGCTCAGTAGAACGTTCCCAGGATCACGTTGGCACAAGTCGTGCCCTTCGATCCCGATGTGTTGAAAGCGGTCGTATTGCCTGCGATACCAAAAGTGATGACACCGCCGCTCACGTAAGCCGAAGCGGTCAAGTCGCCGCCGTTCGCGATGAATCCAGCCACGGCGCACACCGCGCTCGAAGCACTGTTGAGCACGTTCGGCCCCCCCGTGATGGTACACGTGTCAACATTGCTGGTCGCATTCAGCGTCGGCACCATGATCGTGAAGCTGTTGCCGTCCACGGAGTATTTGCAGGTCGTGGTGGGGCTTGTGGTGCAGCCGGTGAGCGTGCCGGTGTACGTGCCCGCGAAATGCATGTCCAAGTCCGCGAACGGCGATGCGCTCGGGAAAGAGAGCGTCGTGGGAATAAAATTGTTGCCGTGGAAGGTGAACTTGGGCGCGGTGTTCGAGCCGCCCGAGATGCTGCACACCATCGTCGCGCCGTACTGCTCGCAATCGGTGATGACCCAATCGGAACAGTAG